CGCTGGACTCTACAAATGCAGTAAACTCACTGCCATCATTAGAATGCCCAACCTCCTGATTGTAAAGATAATTATCATCGCTATCAGCGGTTTTCCCAGCAGACAGGGGGTATGTAAGTGATGGCGCTTCTATCCATGCGGTTCTTGTAAAGCCGTCATTTGTTGTGCCAATAGACCATGTGTTTTCCAAATAATTATAAATCACATACCTGTCTATCTCGGTGCTATCGCTGGATGGATAAAACCATATTATTTCATTGCAAGATTCCACCGAGGCAGAAAAGCATTTAAACCTTTGTCCCTGATTCAGGTCAGAAAACACATAATCTAATACGGTACATGGCAGCCTTTGAATAGAGCCTGCGTAAACATAAAAGCCACCCCTGTCCATAAAATAAACGCGATTATTGGCAGTCGCTGCTGCATTAGGAGATATTAGTGATGGCCCGGAAGCAACCTCAGTAAAAGAAAATATAAAAGGTTCGCCAACAAATCTCATGGACGTAATGCCAGTATCTGTCCAAATTAATATCTCCTGCCGGGTTTGCAGCGCCCCAATAATAGTAGACCCCTGAGATAGCTGGACCCCGCCAGACTGGTTTGTGGCAGAAGGCGTCCAATCTGCCGCACTTTCTGTATCAGACCATCGAACCAATAATGGATTTATAGTTGATTCGCCAATCGCATTAACGCCAAAACAAATAACATGCCTGTCTACATCCGATACCAAAACCTGCAAAGACAGAGTAGGCGTATTACTTGCCCCGGATAAATCAGATAACGGAACCGCCCTTTGAGTTGCTCCAGCGCTTTCGTCCCAATAGTAAACGCCACCTCCCCTGACATTAGCGATCAGGTCATCTCCAAAATTATCCTGTGACCATAATCTCAATTGATTAGATGCAGATATCGGGCTAACAGACCCCCATGTGCTGGCCCCCCATGTGTCAGCGCCCCATCCAGTTCCCTGCAGATAGACATCAAGCCCGACATTTATTTCATAAGTCCCATCTACCGCCGATCCACCATTTCCACTATCGCTTGAATTAGCTGTAACAGTGGTACCGGAGGTATCCTTTGCCGTTATTTCATAGGTATTTACCGTAAGGGTCTTATCAACTGTATATTCTTGGTTTAAAACATCAGCCGTAACATTCCCGCCAAGGGAAACAGCCTGTGCAAATGTAACCGTATCTCCGGTTACCGCTCCATGAGAAGAATCAGTGACTGTTACAGTAGAAGAGCCATTGCTGGCAGAGAAGGTAATGCTGTTTGTAGATGTTTTTCTCACTGGTGTGATATTGTTGAAGTTATCGCCCTGCTTCAAAAACAACTTTAAGTGAGTCCCCGCGCCAACATAATCTGTTTGCCCCTGATCCCTATAAGAATACAAACTTCTGCATGTTCCCTTAAAAGTATTTGCTGTATTTTTCTCCCATCCAGCTATTTTCTCTGGGCGCCCCTTCCTGAAGCGAATCTTGTCCGCATTGAACCAGCCGCCCTCATTACTATAATTGGTACCCTCTTTATTAATTCCGGGCTTAAATACATACTTTGCCAGCGGCATTTCAAACCTCGCTCCATTCTTCATTTTGGAACATCAAGGCTTCCGCCTCTCTCCGTCGCGTTAATCCAGCCAAAACCTTTCCGCCGGCTTTGTTCCATCGCCTTATCTGGTCAGGAACGTCGGCATACCTGCCTTCATTCAAGACTCTCAGGAGGGTAGACGAATTAAGGTTCGTGGGACCAAGGTTGTATACCCAAGAAACTAAAGCATCAAACTGATTCTGATCCAAATCCACTTTAACCAAGTCGTTGATATATCCCTCATACTCCTCCATTTCCTCTGCAAGCCATGATTCTGCCTGCTCCAATGTGCAGACATCATCCATGCATACATTCTTGGTTCTCCCGTAAGCTATTGTCGGAACTCCAACAGCATCTTCGTAAGCTTTTAGTTCGCATCCTTCGAATTTTTTAATAAGGGATAGCCCCTCTTCTGACATTTCCATTTTTACTCCTTATCAGAATGCGAGGCGCCAAAGTAAAAAGAAATGATTGCACTCGCCAAACCTCCGAGATACCCCAAAACCAAATTTATCAGGGCCTCTGAATTCTGTTCAGGCGGCTGAAGCGTTACCAAAAAGATATACCCCATAAAGCCGCCCACCGTAAGCAAGCCAATAAGTCTAGCCGTCCAATCCTTACTAAACTTGCTTCTGGCATCCTGAATGTCCATCGTTTCAAGTTTAAAAATATCAACATCCAATTCTTTCATCTGGACTTCAAAAGTTTGCTCGGCCTTTTTTAACTCCAATAATTGCTCCGGGGTTGCCTGCTGTACGGCATTATCAATAGCCTTTGGGTTGTCTTCGCAGCCCAAAACACCACATATAACCTTACTAGCCATACCGCCCAATGGCCCACCAAGAGCAGCTCCCAAACTCGGCGCAACAGCTCCAATCACATTTTTCAATAAATTTTTCATTGAGCACCTATTGTGTAAATTTCCAAAGCTTTTTCTTTGCCCTTTACCTTTATGGGTTTCAGCTTTTGCAATGGATGACCGCAAAGCGCTTCGGTTTTCTCTCCAATCAAAAGATCAACCCCCCTTTCTTTGGTGGCACTTTCCAATCTGGCTGCAACATTTACGGAATCACCGATAGCGGTAAACTCAAATCGTGACTCACTGCCCATGTTCCCAATTACAGATTCGCCCGTATTGACCCCTATACCTATAGCAACAGCAGGCAGCCCCTCTGACTCAAGCTCGGAAGTTAAATCCGCCATATTTTTTATGATATCCAAAGCACAATCGACCGCAACATTTGCATGGTTTACCAAGTCCAGCGGAGCATTGAAAATTGCAAACATCGCATCACCGATATATTTGTCCACCATTCCGCCATGTTTCTGTACCGCCTTTTGCTGTGCGGTCAGGGCTTTATTCATTATGTAAGTTACTTTCTCCGGGTCTAACGACTCGGACATAGAAGTAAAGCCCCTTACATCAGTAAACAGATATGTAGCAACCCGCTTTTCACCTCCAAGCTTCAGTAGCTCTGGGTTCTTCTGTAACTTTTTGACCTGCCTTGGATCAAGGTAACGCTCAAATTGCTTTTTGATTTGCAGTCGTAATTTATACTGCTCCCTGAATCTTAAATAAAAGGCCGCAGATGCCACAATAAATTGAGATATCAGCGCCCATGTAACATCTACTAGCAAGCCCCTCTGGATTAGAGCCAGACCCAAATACCCTGTTCCTGCAAATAGTAAACTGGTTAATGTTATTCCTAGCGTTATCCCGAAAGAGTTGATCAAAATGATCGTCAAGATTGTACCGGCAAAAAATATTAATACTTCTGCTGCTAATGCCCAATTCGGTATATATGGGCTGTTTTCTATCAAAATGCTTTCTGCTAAAGCCGCCTGTATCTTATGCGGCTCAAGCAGCTTGTTATTTGGTACTGCTATTTGAGGCATGATGCCCCTTGCCGTAAACCCCACAAAAACAAACTTATCTACAACATCCATTTCGTATAAGTTTGTTTCTGGTGTATCTACATAGCTAATCCACCTTCTGCCCAATGAATCTACAGATACCGGGGGAAGCCCCCTAGCCCTGATTTCTTCTATTCCATTTTCGCTTGTCTTTATAACGTAAGTATCTGCACCTGCTAATATTTTTAGAACTTCAGCCCCGTAAGCAGGAACCCATCCATCCGGAGCTCTCATCAGCAAAGGAAGCCTTCTGACTAAATTGTCTATATCAGTTCTTGCAACCGCTATCCCCTGACTAGAGCTTTCTTTCAGCGGACCTATGTTCTGTATAACGCCGCTTGCGAGAATGCCGCCAACATCATCCCCTAAAATAACGGTGCCTGTTGTTTCAGGATAGCTTCCGTTGTCATTCTCAAACATTGCAAGAACGCTTGGCGATCCGGATAAAGCACTAGCAAATTCTGCATCTCCTCCAAATCTGTCCGGTTGGGGAAAAGACAAAACCCACCCTACGCCTATAGCTCCCTTTTCCAACAGCTCATTATGTATCTCTGCAAGCCTTTGTCTGCTAAAAGGGTACCCTCCTTCTCTTTCTATATCTTCCTCGTTAATAGAAAGTATTGAAAAATAGCCAGAAGCCTGCTTTTCAGGAACCAAGGAATCAAAAGTTTTTAGTTTTAGTATCTCTATAAAACTTAGATTCCATATAAACGGAATGCTTAATAATATAAGCAGCCCT